GACAATACCCCTCAAGCAGGCATTCTGATTGACAGTTCTAACAATGCGATGACTGGTACTCCAGTTATTGAGACAAACTGGAAGAATCAGCGTGCTGGTAATTTAAACCCACCAGAAAAAACTCAGCTAGGCAAGCGATTCGGCATGGACACCAAGTCGGGCAACTTCAATGGCATGTATCACATAGACAAGAATCAGGGGTATATATTATTCAATTCGACATTGCAAGGAGTCAATATTGTAATTGAGTATGTATCGGACGGGATGTACGATTTGGCTGATAGTGAGATTAAGGTTCACAAACTTGCCGAAACATTTATGTACGACTATATAGCAGCGACCATATTGTCATCTAAATTCAATGTTCAAGAATACATTGTACGCAGAGCCAAGAAACAAGCTAGCGCATCATTACGAAACATGAAGATAAGATTTAACTCACTGAAGCTCAATGAGTTGACTCAGATTCTACGTGGACGTGATAAGTGGATAAAGTAATATGGAATTAAAAAATAGCTTTAGCCAGGGGAAGATGAACAAAGACCTCGATGAGCGTCTTGTTCCTAATGGCGAATATATCGATGCATTAAATATCCGTGTAGGTAAATCTGCAAACGGTGATGTTGGTGCTATTGAAAATGAAAAGGGTAACGTAAAAGTTACCTCTATTGATACCGCAAACAATCCCATTTGTATTGGCTCAACTCGCGACGAGGCTAATGAGAAGCTATACTGGTTTGTTGTAAATGACAACGGACACTCGTTTGTGTATGAGTATGACAATAAAAATGATATTACATCATTAGTTCTTGCAGATACACGAAATGGCTCAGACCAGGTTTTAGGTTTTAATAAGGATTATAAGATAACTGGGGCTAATGTCGTTTATAATAAAGAAACCCAAAACACCATTCTTTTATTTACGGATAACCTTAATCATCCTCGTATGGTTAATGTTGCTCGTGCAAAAGCATACGGGGCAAACAACTTTTCTGAAGAAGACATCAACCTCTACAAAAAGCCACCGCGTACTGCACCTACAGTACAGCCATTTAAAACTGGCGTAGAGATTGAAAACTCCGTTCGTGAACGTCACTTTGCTTTCGCATATAGATACAAGTACTTAGATGGGCAGTATTCTGCCCTTTCGTCGTTTACAGACTACAAGTTTTACCCAAACATGTTCTCATTGGATTTCACTACAATGGAAAACCTTGGGATGCTTAACGAGTATAACGCCTACGACATCAAGTATAATACTGGAGACAAGCGCGTTACTGATATTCAGTTATGTTTTAAGACGCCTCTGTCTGATGTTGTGTTTGTGATAGATACAATCAACAAGCAAGAGAACAATTTCTTTAATGATACTGAACGCTCATACACTTTTACAAACACAAAGGTGTATAAGGCGTTGCCAGATGACGAGCTTAATAGAATTTTTGATAATGTTCCATTAAGAGCATTGGCTCAGGATATCATACAAGACCGAGTCATATTTGGAAACTATACTACTCAGTATGATATCAAAGAGAATGAAACGGATGAGCTTACGATTCCAATAGACTACACCGCGGAGAAGAGAACGATACTGCAAGATGGTGAAGAGGGTGATTACACTATAACAACTACACAAGACGCTGCAACTAATAAGGTCAATATAGTTCTGGACTTTACCGGTATCAGCCTTCGTAAAGGGTATCGGGTTTTTATTAGCTCTGATGTAGAGTCATTTACTAGCGGAACAACTCCTGCATATTTTGATGGTAGTTTCCAGGGTAACAGTTCTGTTATATTGTCACAGAATTTTGCTGACGCTAATGCTTTTTACGCTTCTACTGATTTTGATGAGTTGCTACTTAGCATGTCTGCAGACTTTGCAAATAACGTAACTACGACAAGCCCTCCGAATACTACTTCTCTGGCATACGGCAACTTTACAAAAACCGCAAGTACCGCTACCAGTATTACTGTATCTGCTCCTATTATAACGCACACCACTTCTGGCGGTGACGAGATTGAGAGATATAGATGGACAGATGCAACTGTCTTTGCCGTTAGCGAAAACGCAAGTAAACTATCGTTGAAGTCTAACCGTAACTACGACTTTGGTTTAGTGTATTTAGACAAGTACGGAAGATACAGCTCGGTTTTACCTAATAGCGATGACAATGGCTCTGATAAATCGAATTTCTTTGTTCCAGTTGAAGACTCCGTAAATTTCAATAAAGCACGAATTACCATAAAAAACAAAGCACCCTATTGGGCTGACCGATACAAGTTCTTTGTTAAGTCAAACAAGGGCATTCACTACAACTTGTATGCTACTACGGTCTATCAAGATGACTTGTACAGATGGGTATTGCTTAATGGAAACAATGCTGACAAGGTTGAGGCTGGAATGAATCTGCTTGTTAAGAGTGATGATGACGGGCCTTTGGCGCAAGAGGTTAAGGTAAAGGTGTTAGAAGTAACTACCAAGGCTGGTAACGATGTTGTTGAGAGTGCTGAGGGTTGGTTAATTGGCAATAGAGACAGCGCGGATAATCCAATCAAAGAGATTCAAGGTCGTTTCATGAAGATTCGTCCATCTGGATTTAAGATGACTTTCGACCCCAATAACTTCTTTACGTATGACGGCAAAGGAGTTGAGTTCTTTACTTATCCTCAAACCAACGTACCAGAAGACAATCTATATGGTTTGTTGAGTACCTATAATGGTACGTCGTACGACTATTATGACCTTCCTGCTGGTAGTAAGATATACATGAAATTCCATTCTTGGGATACTCAAGATAGAGACGGAGATGAAGTAAGATACTTTGAGCAGGAATATACCGTTCAAAACGACTACGCTGTTGGTGGTCTTAATCCGTTTGAAAAATGGCTTGATGCAGAAACAAACTGGACTAAGCCTGCAGGTCAGAGTTACTACGTAGACCCAAAAGACCAGTTTCATCTTTCTTTTGTTAATGTCGCTCACTCCGTAAGTAATGTAAGCCGCGTTGTTCTTAATGTTGAATCCACTGAGGATGTAGCATTTCCTTTAGAACGCGGTAAAATTGAGTGTACAATAACTATTCAGCGCACAAATGGCGTGGTTGTTTTTGAAACCGACCCTGATGATTTAGATGCTGACGTCTACTACGAGACAGAACAAGTGTTTGAAATCGAAAACGGTTACCATATTGGTAACACTCAAGCACAAACTTCTTCTCAAGATGCTATTGTAGACTTAGACTTTGGTAATTGTTACTCTTTTGGTAATGGTGTTGAGAGTGTTTCTGTTCGAGACGCTCGATTTGCTAGCGCATTGCAACTAGATTTACGACCAAACGTCACTCTTCTCCAGGGATATAGAGAGACTACTGAAACAAATGGTTTGATTTTTAGTGGTTCAGCAAACGAGAATACTGGTTACAATACCTTAAACGAGTTCAACGCTGCTCGTGGCAACACGAAGTACATGGACATGAAGTATGGTAGTATTCAGCATTTATTTGCTAGAGAGACTGATTTACTTGTATTCCAGGAAGACCAGGTTAGTAAGGTTTTATATGGCAAAAGTTTGCTACATACTGCCGATGGGAATGTTTCTCTGACTCAAGTTGAAAGTGTTTTGGGACAAACCGTTCCTTACGCAGGTGAATATGGAATCAGTAAAAACCCAGAAAGTTTTTCCGAGTTTGAAGGTCGCGTATACTTTACCGACGCTACAAGAGGTTCTGTATTAAGACTTAGCCAAGATGGTATCACACCAATCTCTGCCGCGGGTATGGAGGGATATTTCAGAGAGAACCTAACTCTTAATATTGATAAGTACAACGTAGGTGGTTTTGACCCGAAGTACGGTGAGTATGTATTATCATACAATTCTGCAGCAAAACTTGCTGCTGAGGTCATTTACGATTGCTCAAGTCAATTTAACCGAGTGCTTGCTGCTAATCAATCATACTCATACAAGTTGAGCGTGGGTGACAATCCAGGAACATTGACTCTAGCGTATAGCGTATCGGGACAAGTTGATATTAGTGTTTCTTACGATGGGAATACTACTACTCAAAACAATGTGACGGGAAGCGGCAATATGGTTATTACTATATCTTCTGCCAATCTCGCTAACACGAAAATTGCAGAGGTTACAGTTACTGCCGACCAAAACTCAGAGTTTGATATTACGCACACTTGTCCTATCGCTGGAACAAGAGAGGTAATTGTAGTTGTGCTAAATGACGTAGATGATGCTGACAAAACCATAATCAACAGATATAAAGTTGGCTCAGCAAACTACTACGCACGTACGGACGTGTTTAGCGACACTGGGGTGGCTCGTAACGAGACTTTGGTTGAATCTGGACGCAATCCATATATACCGGAAAGCGGAGCTACTATAACGCTTTCTTCTTACAAGCAATGGGGATACCACACTGGGTTCTTTAACTCTTGTTCTCGCTTCGGATATTTAGTTTCTGATGCGGTGAAAACAACAACGGAAGTTCAAGAAGAGGCTACGTATATTACAGAGACTACTGACTCAAATGATATATACAAAGAGGTTACTGGTACATTCACCTTTAGCCCTACTAGCGACAATGATAAGCTCTACATTATATTCGACTATCAAGATGGTAACTGTACTCCAATAGAAGAGAGTGAGGGCTTAGATGAGGGTCAAACTGATGTAGGAAACACTCAATAATTATGGCGATAACATTATCATATAGCGAATTTAGCAAGGGCTGGGTTTCTTTTCACTCTTACGAACCAGAGTGGATGGAGAGACTCGGCTCTACATTCTTTTCTTTTAAGAATGGGAACTTATATAAGCATGATGCTAACGCGACAAGAATGAATTTCTACGACAGTCAATACTCTATGTCTGTCACATACTCTGCCAATAAAGCTCCATCAGATGTGAAGGTGTTTAAAACAGTAAAGCTTGAGAGTAATAGCAGAAATTGGTATGCAGACTTGGTTACCGAGATGGAAACTGGAGAAGTTGGTTCGTCAGGAAGCTTGAAGTTTGTAGAGAAAGAACGTATGCAATACGGTTATATTAGAAGAAAGGCTAATGACAAGCTTAATTTTAATGAATTATCAATTTTAGGTATAGGTAATTTAGTATCTTCTAGTGGTGATAGTTACACGTTTAGCTATAACATTCCCAACCAGGTAAGTGCTAATAATGCCGATGGTATTGGTGGTGACCAATTGTATTTTGTTTCTGGTGGTGTTGTCACTCTAATTGGTGATATCGATAGTATAAATGGGTCTGTGATTACCCTTGTGTCGTCTGCTGTTACACCGCAGGCAGGTGACTATTGTTTTGTTGCAAAAGACCCTCAATCTGAATCATATGGATTGAGAGGATACTATGCACAAGTTAAGTTGATTAATACCAGCACAGATTTTGTTGAGCTGTTCGCCAGTAATTCTGAGGTATTTAAGAGCTACATGTAAATTCGTATATTTGTAATTACTAAAAAGTACAACAATGGCACTAACAACGGGAGTCGGTTTACTACTTGGAGGATTAGGTGCACTTGATTCCTTTGCACAAGGTCGTTCCATGAAAAACGAAGCGTTAAGGGGTCTTGAAGAGTTCGAGGCGCAACAATTAATTAATCCTTTTGAATCTTTATCACCATCTTTAGAGGCGGAGCGCACTGCGTTGCGTACTGGTTCAGAGCGATTAGCTGGATTTGTAGATGTTTCAAGGGGACAAAATGCGGCTGAAGCGATGGCT